CTAAGGTAAAGTATGTAAATAAACTTTCTCTCTAATTGAACTTAAGTTTCCAGAAACGGCCTCATAATACACCCTATTGGCTACAATATCGGCAGCACGAACCAGAGTATTTTTACAAGAATTACAATTCTGTAAGTTGATTTCTTTTAAATTCCTGAATACTGGTGGAAAGAATTTATCATAGTTATAATTATATGTTCCGTTTTTAAACTCTTGCTCTAAACCTTCCCTGAGCTCATATCTACCGTTTGTCGCAGTCGTATGTTCATCTGCATAAATCTTGATCGATGTTACTTCATCAGGTTTTATAACATTTTCTTCAATCAGTTTTTCGAAACACCTTCTCAATCCGATTTTATAGGCATAATCTAAGTATCTTTGTTTATCCTTCTTCCCACCAAAGATTCTGTTTAATATGCTTTTTTGTCGGATAACAACACCGAAGCGTATGCAGTGATTTAATGATCGAAATAATTTTCCTTTATCCTTGTTACTGATTCGGCAAGCCTTTAATTCAGCACATTTATCATAATGTCCATTTTGCCTTATGGTTTTCTCTGCATTTAAGAATTTCCTTAGTTCATCATCTCTCATTGCTGAGCCTAAAAGAATAATGCCACCAAAAACAAAATACTCATTGTGTATCTTGTCAAACGTCCCTGATTCATCTGAATAAACGAAAATCTCCACAAGTTTTCTCCTAAAGTAAAAAACCGCCTTGCGGCGGCTCCATGTTCGGCGACATCACATGTCGCTTAAACGTTAATTCGGGTCCATGGATATACAGCATATTTCTATCTGCACTATTATTATATGTTAAACTTTAGGAAATGTCAATAAGTATCTTTTGTTTATTCTGCCTTTATTTCGTCACAAATCGCATTTGACTATTTGATTTTAAGTAAATATAACCAATTTAAAACACACCCGGTTCTTGTGCGCCTTGTTTATCAGTTACATACAACGCACATTCAAGCGGATGCCCGGCCCTTGGCTCAAAATAATACCATTTACCTTCTATCTCCTGCCAGCCAGTCAGAGCGTATCCGTCCGGGTTAAAGCGGTACTTATGGCCGTTGATGATCTGCCAGCAGGATTTATAATAAGTGGATTCGCTGTCAGCGTACCACCAACCGTTGTTGTCATGGTTCCAACCCAAATCATAGGAGGGTTTCATTTTGTCGGCAACAGCTTTTTTAAACTGGTTCCATTCAAGCGGTTCTTGTACAAACCATTTCGGGCATACCTTCCCGGTCACATCGTAATGCCGGATTAGTCCTCCATGCAGAGGGTCAAGGCCCCATCTTTTGCAAATGTCGGCGCACAACTCCACATAAGATTTATATGTTGCCTCTGTAAACTTCCCTGTAGCATCAGGGTGGCAGGCTTCTATGGATATGGTGTAGCTGTTGGCGCTGTTCGTGCACCATGATACTTCATCTTCCGGAATCAGTTGGATAATCTCCCCTTCTAATCCAATGAGATAGTGGCAACTTGCCTTAGTGGCCTTTTCTCCCCTTGCCTCCATTTGCGGGCCAACCGTTCTTAAGCTTTCAAAATAATCCCTGTTTCTTTGTGCTGATGTTCCCGGATTTCCAATATAGTGACAAGCTACTGCCGTTGTGCTCTTCCGTTTGGTCCCTGGACGGTTATAATTACTAACATTTATAAACTGTTTGCTTATAGTCATTGTGTCTCCTCCTGTCAAAAAGAAAAGGCCCAGGATGCCCCAGGCCCATGATATGTAACAG